AAGGCTAAGATTCTGTCTGTAGGCGTGGAGGGATTGCAGAAGATCAAAGGCATTGGCGAAGTTCGGGCGCAAGCGATCATTGAAGCATTGTCGATTGACGCGAGAAGTTTGTCTTAAATCATTTGAATCTAATTCTAAATAGTGTATAATAAATCTAACTGAATATCATTCTGACTACCCCATCGGTAGCGATAGTAGAAATACTATGCCGCTACCGATTTTTTTATTTATGGAACAACTACTTATCGCTTCTCTCGCAGTTTGGCGCATCTCATCCCTATTGGCGCGTGAGGATGGTCCTTGGGATATTTTTGTGCGTTTCAGGCTCATGATTGGTTTCAAGTATAACAAAAGCAGCGAACTCGAAGCGACCAATGGATTTGCAAAAGGACTGGAATGTGTTTGGTGTTCTTCACTATGGTTTGCAGCAATCGCAGCATTGATTATGGTGCATACATCGTTCTACGGTTGGCTACTTTACATGTTAGCGATTAGTGCGGGCGCGATCATAGTTGAAAGGATTGCCTACAATGGCTAAGTTTAGTAATGAGAGTAATAAGTAATGGCTAGAGCAGATGTTTATACTCTACTCCCTCTAGATACCTATGCTCAGATATTGGGTATCAGTCCTTTGCATTTTAATGGCGCGCGTTTGCCTTCTGTTACTCCTGAACCTTTCACAACTTCTGGCGCGACCAAACTGTCTGAACGTCCGCTATGGCAACAGTACACCTGGCAAGACACTAATAACATTTCGCATGATATGTTAGCCCGGCTTATTAAAGACGCTGAATTCGAGATTGCGAAGTTTATTGGCTACTGGCCTACGCCTTGTTGGATATCTCAGGAAATGCATCAGTATCCGCGTACATACCGCCGCAACTACTATGGGAGTGGACAGAATGTACGCGGTCAGCTAAAAGAGATCAAATTGAATTTTGGCAAACTGATCCAGGGCGGACGGCGCGCTACTACTTTGGTTGCTACTGCTACTGTCGCTGGTGCGACATTGGTCTATTCTGATCCTAATGGCGATGGGTGGAACACGCTGGCTACAATCACCGTGCCAACCGTTTTGACCGATGAGTGTGAAATCAAACTATTTTTTGCAAATAAGAATGGTTCTCAAGCGTGGCAAGTGCGCCCGTTGAAGTCTGTTTCTATCGCGGGCGGCGCAGTGACGATCACTGTGGACAGTTGGCTTTTGTTCGATCCTGAGGTGACAGGCGCGATCCCTACTGAAGAAGTGACTGCTATCGATGCTGGGGATGCTGATAATTATGTAACAAGTATTGAAGTCCGCCGTGAATATACTGACTATTCCCAGCCAAGCGCAGTGTTCTATTGGGAGCGCGAACCTAACAAGTTGGCGTTTCCTACAGTCTGCACGACCTGTGGCGGGATAGGTTGCGAGGCATGTTCCTTGATTTCTCAGGATGGATGTTTGCAGGTGCGTGATGTGGTAAGTGGACGGGCTGTGCCAGTGCCCGCAACATATGACTCCGATAATGAGATTTGGGAGAAAGCGGCGTGGACAGAATGTCGTGAACCTGACCAGGTGAAAGTTTGGTATCGTTCTGGCGAAGTATCGGAGGAAGGACTGCGCGGCGATTGCGATCAGCTTGATCCAGTTTTGGCGCGTAATATTGCGGTTTTAGCTACTGCGCGGATGTCAATGCGATTCCGTGCTTCGACTGCGGTCGCTGATTTTGTGGAATATTACAGGCGCGACCTGGCAGAATCTGGACAGAGTACGAACACGATCTTTACACCGCCTGAAATCTTAGTCAATCCGTTCGGCACGCGGCGCGGCGAGGTTGAGGTCTATCGCAATCTTTCAAAAGCGCGTGAGCGCGTGATGAATGTTGGAGCAGTTGCGGCATGAAACTAATCAAGTATGTAGACGAGAACGATGGTAAAACCAAGCAATCATTTATTACTGATGATATGTCCCATTACGATGTTGATAAGGGAATCCCATATAACCCACCAGACCTGTCCCGGATCGATTGGGGACTGGTAGAGAAAGAGTTACACAATCTATTACTTGAACGAGGGCTGATTACACTGCAAGATATCACTGAAAAAGGATTATCGAATGCGATCTTGCTTGTGGTTCAGCCAAAGATACAACAACTTTATAAAGAACACCCCACCGGATTCAGAAGAGTCGTCCCTCAAATGAACGGTCATAAGGAGAAACAATATGGCTAATACTCCGTTAATCAATTCCTTCACTCGTGTATTTCTGATCGATGGGCAAGCGCGTCCCGATCACACTCCAGAGTTCTTGAACTTCCTCAAGTTTGGCTCGTTCGAGCAAAGCTTTGGGAGTGTGAACCCTGTGTTTGAACCCAGTAAGAGCAAATACGGCGCGTTTGATCCAGTTGCAGAATTCCGCGATGCGGAGGAACGGCCAACAACCTCGATGGTCGGTCACTTTGCCAGAGAGGTCAAAAGCCGGATGCTCCAACTTGCACAGGCAGGCTGTAAATTCGATCTGCAAATGCATATTGGAGAATGTGAAAATCCTGGTATTTTCGATGACTTCCAAAAAGTCATGATTTTTGAAGGCGTGCTGATCGAATCCTATTCAACAGACGATATAGGCGCGCTGGAACCAGGAGAGCAAAGCAAGGTCGATGAGACTGGCGATATTTCCGCAACGCGGATGTACGAATATCTGCCTGTCGCATTGGCAGAACGCAAACCGACTTTGGTCACGAACGAACTGATTGATGTGATCGTGTGCGATGCGGCTTCTTGCGGTAACTGTGAGACCGAATCGGATGGTTGCCAACGGTTGATGGCTATTTCTAAAGCTGCTGGCGGTTCTCCTTCCACTCCTGCGGACGTTGTATTCTCGCTGGATGGCGGTAAAAACTGGTTAGCGCACGATATCGATACCCTTGGCGTTGCTGTTGATCCTTCCGGCATCGCTTGCGTAGGGACTTACGTGGTTGTGGTCGCGGCTACTGACGGTGATGCAATGCACATCGCTCTCATTAGTGAATTTACTGCAACTGACGATCCTTCTTTCACTCAGATCAATACTGGGTTCGTGACTGGAGGCGCGCCGCAAGATATTTGGTCTTTGGGGAACGTGGCTTACCTAGTTGGCAATGGCGGCTATATTTACAAGACCACTGATCCCGCATCTGGCGTGACTGTAATCGATGCTGGCGCAGCTACTATCAGCCAGTTGAATGCGGTTCACATGCTGTCTGAGGAATTTGGGGTAGCCGTTGGCAACGATGGTGTGATCTTGACCATCAACAATGACCTCGTTTCAGCGTTGGCTACTTCTCCTGTAGGAGTTGGCGTTGATCTCAACTGCGTGTGGGTCAAGAGTGAGACCGAATGGTTTGTTGGTTCTGCTGCTGGCGTGCTTTACTACACGCTTGACGGCGGCGCGACCTGGACTGAAAAGACATTGCCAGGAACTGCTCCAAGCACAGTTACTGACATCGCAATGGCTTCTGCCTCTGTGATGTACGTTGCAGCGACTGTTACAGATAAGGGTGAGACCTATGTTTCCATCAACGGTGGCGCATCTTTCATTCGCATGCCACTAGGGTCTGCAAACGCAATGCCCAATAACGATGGTATTAATGCTATCGCTGCTTTTGAGGAAGATGTTGATTTCCTCGTAGGCGTTGGATTGAATGCAGACGGTACAGACGGTTTCATTGTAGTAGGCAACGATTAACGACTAGGCAGTGTGCAGTGTTTCAAAAGCTGTAACGTAGAGCAGGTTGTTTGACGTAAATATAATTGAATATCAAACGTTTCCACATAGGAGATACAAATGGACATAACAGAAATTGCTGAGAAAGCAGTAATCGATACAGCGAAAGAGCAATCGAATAATGGGGTGGAGCAGGATGGGATCACAACCCTGAAGTCTGGTATCAGGGTGAGGTTCAAACCTGTTCCACCCTATACGATCAATGCGGTGCAAAGCAAGATCAAAGACCCTGTGGTTCCAATGGTTCCGCATACCGACGCGCCCAACGACCCCACCAAGAGAATTCCTAACCCAGTTCATCCTCACTATTTAGAGGAAAAGCGTAATGTACAGCAAAAACGCGTTGACGCTTCTATGAACGCAATGGTTCTGTTCGGGGTGGAGTTGGTTGACCCATTACCAGGAGATGATACATGGTTGAAGAATCTCATCTATCTTGATGTAATCGATGAAAAAGAAACATCTGCTATAGATGAGATTTCAAAAGAGCTGTATTACAAGAAATACGTAGTTCTCGATGGTGAAATGCTGGATCAACTGCGCAAACATGCAGGCGTGACGGAGGAACAAGTCGCTGCGGCGATGAAATCCTTTCGAGATGACGAGGAACGCGGAACCGATCCAGGATCACGCGCTGAGGCACAAAGTTGATCCTAATATCTCGCATACGCAAAGGTTTCTTGAGTTCGAGGCATGTGTTGAAGCCGGACTTGACCTGGAACGATGGGAAACTTTTGGATATAACACAGATTTCAAAGCATCTGTGATTGCTTGGTATATCCTGCGAGGACTCAAGAAAGTGCATACTGAAGATGCGATGAACCGCAAACTAGAAGCAGAGCGTAAGAGACGTAAATAATGGCGAACATCGAACCTGTAGGCGTAGAAGCAGTAGTTAAAGGTTATGCTGCATTCCTGACCAAATTGGGTCAGATGGATTCGGCTATTAACGGAGTTGGATTAGCCGGTAAGGGAGCGGCGGCAGGATTAGGTGTATTTAGTCTTGCATTAGGAGCATTAGTAGCGGGAGCATTAGTAGTGGGAGCGGCAATTGCAGGAGCGGCGGTTGGTATTGGAATATTGGGAAAGGAATCCATTGAGACTGCTATTAGCGTTGAGTCTGCGTTTGCAGGAGTACTGAAATCCACAAATACTTTGGGTACGAACTTGTTCGATTTGACTGAAACGGGTAAACAAGTGTTTCAGCAATTTCGAGATTTAGCAAAAGAAGTTCCTCTTTCGTTAGAAGAGTTATCGAAAATTGGTATGTTGGGTGGGCAACTTGGAATTGCAGAGGATCAATTAGCTGGATTTACTGAAACTGTTGCTGCTCTTTCATTTTCTGCTGACTCGCTTTCTCTTGAAGAAGCCGCTTTAGGATTAAGCCGGTTTGGTATTGTGATGAGCAAAACGGGAGATGTAACCGCTGACGCATTTGAACGTATAGCTTCTACTATAGTATATGCAGGTAATAACCTTGGCGTGCTCGAAAGTGAGGTCTTGTTAACCGCACGCAATATTGCACAAACCGCATCATTAACAACTGCAACTGAAGCTGATGTTTTAGGACTTGCTACTGCGATTGCTAAAGCTGGTATTACAGCAGAAGCAGGTGGGTCGGCTATACAGGGCACAATGGCTAAAATCATCAAAGCTGTAGCGCTGGGAGGGGATTCACTAGACCAGTTTGCCTCAGTAGCTGGATTGTCTGCTGATGAGTTTGCGGCTTTGTGGAAAGAAGATGCTACTGAAGCTTTTGTACAGTTTGTTGAAGGATTACAAGAGCAAGGCGAAGATGCTATTATTGCATTAGATGAATTAGGGTTGGCGGATCGGCGTGTGACGCGTACTCTGTTGGGTATTTCAAAAGCTGGAGTAGATCTTCGTGATATTCTTGAACAAACTAATACTGCGTATGAAGAAAATACTGCTCTAACGCGTGAAGCTCAGATTCGATATGCCACATTTGAATCACAGTTAGAAATCACCAAGAACAAGTTCCGCGATATGGCGTTGACAATTGGGCTAGAATTATTGCCTATCTTTGGCGATTTGTTAGAGAATTTAGGGCCTCTTATTGACGCGATTGCAGAAGGACTAGGACCAGCGGCTGAAACTGTTGGCGATGCTATTAGAGACAAGTTTTTGCCCGCGTTGGAAAGATTATTTGATATTTTAGGTATTGAAATCAACCTTGAAGATATTACACAGGGAATTATTGATTTCGGTGACGCGATTGCTGATAAAATTGAGAGTTTTTCTAACTTTGTTGATGAGTTTGGAGAGTTTGTTGATCTTTTAAAAACGGAAGGGGTGAAGGA